CGCGTTCATCACCGCGGCCGAGACACGCCGCTCGGAGGCCAGGCGGACGATGAAGTCCGCCCCGATCGCCGACTCCTCCTCGAAGTCGATGACCTCGGCGTACTTCTCCGCCTCCTTGGCGTCCAGCGGGATCTCGTGGGCGTTCTCGATGCAGTCGAAGGCCTGCTTGTCCCATTCCCAGTCGCTTCTCGAAAAGCCGGACCCGGGCGCCCGGGCCGTGTCGATCAGTTTCCGGAAGTTTTCCTTCGCCATCTTCGGCCACTGGCCCTCGGCGATCGGGGTCGCGAACTACGGCAGCACGATCTGGCCGATGAACTGCTGGTCGATCGCGTTGGCCGTGTTGTACTCACGGACGGCTCCGACCAGTTCTGGCCGATACGTTGCGCTGCTTGCAAGGTGAATCATTTTCTAAACTCCTTCACGTTTTCGTTCTGTGATGGCAGCAGAGGAAGCTGAGGAAGCTGAGGACCCGCCTTCGCCAGGCTTCGGCGTGGCAGGCGGCGAAACCTTTGTTTCTGTTTTCAACCACTGTCGCTCGGTTTCCTCTGCTACCCCTGCTGCCTCTGTTGCCGATCCATGCTTCCATGCCTCGGGACCGGTTAGCTGGCCGCCGTCAGGCCCACGGTGGCGCAGTCGGCATTGATCGCGTCGATCGCCGCGTTGTTGGCGTCGACGGCCGTCTTGAGCGCCGCGAGGTCCGCGACGATCGTCGCGGCCTGTGCTGCGGTCATGTCCGTGCCCGTGTCCACGCCTGTCAGCGTTGCGGTCATGGACACGCACGCGGCCGGGTCGGCGTTGTGCGCCGGCTGGACGACGGGCGTCGCGTTCCACAAGCCGATCTTCTGAGAGGTCGCCGTCCCGATCTTCGTGCCGGTGGCCGTCCCGACGGCGATGTCGCCGGCGTCGGCGATCGACAGGCCGCCGAGCTCGAGGACCGTGGACCAGCTCGCTCCGTCGTACTGGTAAAGGACGTCCTCATCCTCGACGCGGACGATCATCCCCTCCGTCGGGGCGATGAAGGTCCAGGAGGCGTCCTGCTCGAGGATCGCGATCGAGTCCTCCTGGGAGGCGAAGGCGCCGGTCGCCGTGGCGATGACCAGGGCCCTGTACCCCGCGGTTTCCGAACCGCCGGGGACCGTAAGGCGGTCGGCGACGGAGTCCTGGAAGTCGGCCGCCGAGGATTCGGCCATCTCGGCGGCCGGGATCGGCAGGCACTCGATCACCGAGGCGTCGCCGGATGCGGCCTCGAGGCCGAAGAACTCGGCCCGGCCCGAGACGGTCTCGGATACCTTCCCATCCGCCGCCCCGTAGAGTTTCGCGTTTACCGTCGTGGTCGCGCCCGCGACGATGTTGAACGTGCCGGGGGCGTTGATAAGTTTCACGGGTACGCGGTCGCCGCTGTCGACGGCCTTCTGCGTCACGCCGTCGCACGGCTCGCCGGCGTCGGCGTAGACGACCGTCATCTCCGTCGCGGCCGACAGGCGGACCCGCCGCTTCGTTGCAAGGTCCTCGCCCGCGATGAACGTGACGGTCCCTGTTTCTCTCTGTTGACTCATTTTCTCAGTTCCTTGTTCTGGGGTTTTTTCAATTCCAATCCGCGAGCGGTCCGGCTTTATCGGGCCTTCTTCTTGACCCTGTCGGATTCCGCCTTCGTCCAGGCCTCATGGGCCTCGGGGAATCTCTTGGCGGCGTTTATCCGGGCACGGTGGTCCGGCTTGCCCTCGGCCTTGAGCTCCGCGACGAGTGCCTCGTAGCTCCTGGCCGCCTCGGCCGCCTCGTCGGTCTTCTCGTCGGGCGGATTGGCCTCGTCGGCGTCGCTGACGACGGCCTTCAGCGGATCCGATCCCGACTTGGCGATCGCCTCGAGCCTGGCGTCGCGATCGGCCAGGTCGGCCTTCGCGGCGGCCAGCTCCAGGCGGAGGACGGGTGCGAGCTTCGCCGTCGCGGCCGTCTCGTCGCAGGCCGGATCGGCGATCGCGGCCTTCATCAGGTCGGGATAATCGCCGAGTATCTCGGCGACCTTGGCGCACCGGGCCCGCTCTTTCTGGCCTTCGGCCGCCGGATCGGTCGGGGTCGATTGCGATTCAGCACCATCGACCGCGGCGACGGCCTCATCTTGGTTCTTGCCACTCATGGGCTTGTCTCCTGGGACCTCGTCGGTTTCTGACTTCCTGGAAAAATCGGCTTCGACGGGCCCGAGGTCCTGCGACCCGTCCGTCGCCGCTTCGTTCGTTTCTTCCAACAAACTCATTTCGCGTGGTTTCGGCAGGGCGGTGCTCAGGGCCCGCCCGAAGGTCTTGATTCCGTCGATCAGCCTTACCCCGATCGCGTCGGACCCGATGAAGACACGCCCGTCCGCGATCTCGTCGAGCGACTCGGCCGTCATGCCCCTGTCGCCGCGGCCCCGCATCACCGCCGTCTTGAACATCGAGAAATAATGGTCGATCTCCGTCTGGACCTGCTTGACGTTTTCGTCGGTGATCGGGATCCCGACGTTCCCGACGCCCTTGTTCGCACCCGACCGGATGATGATGAAATGGAGGCCGGCGTCCTCGTGGTACCGCGACGAGTCGAGGTACAGCGTGTAGACGCCGATCGACCCGATCATCGCGGTCTGGTTCGCGTAGACCCTCGAGGCCTGTGAGGCGATCCAGTAGGCCGCCGACGCCGCCATGTCGTCGATGAAGGCGATCACGGGCTTCGAGAAGGTCGCGGCGTACACGGCGTCGGCCAGGTCGGCCAGGCCCGCGACCGACCCGCCGGGAGATTCGACGTGGAGGACTATCCGCTTGGCCCGCTCGTCGCCGACGGCCTCGGAGAGCTGCCTCGAGAGGATCTCGACGGAAGTGCCCCTCGGCTGTGAGCATCCGTTGACCTGCCGGGCGTACTTGGCGATGACGCCCTCGACGGGGATCACGGCCGCCGAACCGATCAGGCGGTACGACCTTTCCTTGGCGGCGTTCCTGTCGTCGTCCTTCTGCCCGATCGCCGCGGCGATCTCGTCGGGGTTGAGCTTCACGCCGGCGACGTGCCTCGATACGATCGTCGCCATGTCGCCCAGGACCTTGGGATCCATCGCCCAGGGCAGGGCCGTCAGGTGATCCAACAGGATCGGGAGCGGTCTATTCTGCATTTCCGGGGGCTCCTGTGCTTGACGCCTGGGACAAATTGTCCGGTGCCGTCGTCGTCGGGATCCGCCGCCTCCGCAGCTCGGCGAGCTCCTTCTCGCGTGTCTCGAAGACCTCGGACATCACGCGATTCTCGTCGGCGATCCAGTCCTCCAGCGTGCCCGCACCGGCCGCGATCCGCTTCTGGGCCTCCAGGACGGCCTTCAAGGGATCTATCCACGCCCACCGCGGCGGGAACGTCTTCAGGCGGAAGGCGTTTTTCACGGGGGCGAGGTCCCGCCGTGCGATCCAGCGGGTCATCCATCGCGTGTACGTCGGCTGGATGATGTACGTCCTGACGAAGACCTGCCAGCGGAGAAACGTCCGGTATGCCTGGAGGAGTGCCGCCCGGGCGCTTGAGTAGGTCGTTTTTGAAAAATCCAGGAGGACCAGCTCGAGCGGCAGGCCCACGCCCGCACCGATCATCCTCAGCATCGTCGAGACGTAGGGGTCGAACGTCTCGCCCGGGCGGATGTTGTTCAGGACGCCGACCTTCTCGCCCGGCCGGAGGTCGAAGACCTTCCCCGGCTCGGACCGGAGCACCTTGTCATACGTCGATTCCGAGTCGTCCGTCTCGTTGGGGTCTTCGCGGCTCTCGGTCCCCTGGAGGTAAGGGTTCGCCGCCGTCGAGTCCCGCTCGATGAACCAGGCCAGGTGGGCCGCCAGCTCGGCGGCCAGGGTCTCGGCGTCCAGATACCCGTCGAACCGGTCGAAGAGGCCCAGCGACGAGGCCAGGACCGGGACGCCCCGCGTCGCGGTGAACCGGTCGCGGTTGGCGACGTGGATCGCGTCGGCCGCGTCGATCCGCTGTGCATCTTTCAGATTCGAGATCCAGCCGGTCGAGTACTTGTAGTCCGGGGAGGTGGGATCGGAAACGTAATAGGCCGTCGGGACGCCGCGGTCGTCGAGCTCGACGCCGCCGACGACGCGGCGGCCGTTGAAACCCTTCTTCGTGTACGGCGTGACCAGGTCGTGGGCCTCGATGATCTGGACGCGGTTGTCGGCGAGGTCGATCTGAAGGTAATCCCCATCAGGAAGGAGGCTCCGGAATCCCTTTGAAAGGACATCCTGGAATGAAAAAATCCCGCGGTACTCGGCGACGGCCGCCGTCTCGGCGAGTATGTCGCGGGCGGCGGTGTTGAAGGACTCGTCGTCGGAGTCGGGACGGAAGCCGTACGCGGGGGCCGTGACGTTGTCGACCGTCCGGTCGATTATGCCGTGGAGGAGCGCCGAGTTGCGGTCGTGGTCCCGGCATATCTCGCGCATCGACCAGAGCGTCGAGTCGTCGGCGGCCATGTCGGCACCGCCGTCGGCGCCGGTCCGCCTCGACCGGCGGATCCGCGACGTCCGCGTGATGTCGTAGCCGCCGGCCAGAATCGTCCGGGACATGCGGTCGAGGTCGCGGGCGTTTCGCCAGCCGGCCGATATCTTTCCCGCGACCTTGTCCAGGACCGTGGGCGGAAATCTTTTGTCGGCGGCGGCCAGGAGTTTCCGGCCGTTCTTGAGAAAAATCTCCCTCGAGACCATCGCCCGTATAACGTCGGTCTGTCGCACCTTTGCCATAGGTCCGTTGACAATCAGGGTCTCGCCGAGAGACTGGCGAGGAGGATCGTGTTGCGGCCGCTCGACCGGGCGACCTCGCCCTCGAGGAGCGTCCGGAGCTTTATCAGCTCGGGCAGGTCGATCCGCCGATACGTCATCTGGCCGACCCTGTACTCCTGTGTCCGTCCTTCCAGGAGGAACATGATCGCATCCTGACACTCGGCGAGAAGTTCCGCGGTCGTCGCTGACATACCCCCAGTTTGAGGCGGCCGGCGGGCGGTTGGGAAGGCCCTTCACTACAGATCTGGAGAGTAGTCTTGCAAACGGCGGAGGGGGCAGAGGTTACGTGTCGGGTGCGCCGCACGGAAACGGGTGGAAGGTTCGGATTTTGCAGCAGAGGAAGCTGAGGAAGCTGAGGACGGCGGGAAATTGGTGACGGCGACGGCGGCCACAAAGATCACAAAGACCACGAAGGACGGCTCAGATCTCAGCTTGTCTTCTTCGGCCCCAGGATCAGGCGAAAACCTTTGCCGCCGGGCGGGCCGGGGAGAAGGCTTCCGACAAAGGGACCGCCCTGGATCTCCTCGCCGATCTCGAGCTCGCGGTGGCCGACGATCACCTGGCCGGCCGGTTCGACGGCCTCGCGGACGATTGCCGCGATCTCGGAGTCGGATAGGCCGCCGATCGCGTCTGGGGCAGGTGCATCGACCAATGAATTTGTTGCCTCTTGCATTGCTCGAAACATCTCCTGGGGGAATATCTCGAGGGCGGCTTTGTGAGCCTTTGCAAGTCTGGGAAAATGGAATTTCCACACCTCTCCGGTGAAATCGACATTAGCCTGGTTCATGCTCTCCGTGAGATTAAGACAGAGACGATTGATTGCGCTCTGGTCAGTCATTGTCGTCGCCTTTCCGATTTAGCAGCGGATGAACGCGGATGAACACGGATCGACGGCGTCCTGGTTAAAACCAAACGGCCTATCCGATTTATCTGTGTTCATCTGTGGCTACCGCCTTTCCGATTTACGATCCGCATCTTACCACCTCACGTACCCTCGAGCCAGACGGCGATTGAGGCGAACCAGACGAAACGCATCAGCTCACCGATCGCGATCAGCAGGAGGCCGGCGACCAGGATCGCCGCCGCGACGGTTATCACGAGATTGTCCTTGCGTCTTTTCATCTTTCACTCCCGTCGGAGCCGTCCGACCAATCGTCGCTGCCCTCAGCTTCCTCCGCTTCCTCTGCTGCAGGCCCAGAGTTCAAAAGCGGGAGCTGCCGGTCGTTGTGGAAGGCGATCAGGTCGGCGATCGTCTCGTCGTGGAGTTTCTTGGCGGCCGCGGCCCGTTCCTTGACCTTCTTGGCCGCCGCCCCGGTCGTCTGGACCGACTCGGCGAGTGCCTGGGCCTGTCGCCAGTTGGTCTCGAAGTCGATCCCCTCGACAAGCGTGTCCTTCTTCGTGTCTTTCTTCGTGTCTTTCTTCTTGGTCATCGTGATTCCCTTTCGATTCACAACGGATAACGGAGCGCTCCGCTTGTTAAACCGCAAGCGGGCCGTTACAAAATCTCGCCGTCCTTGGTGTCCTTTGTGGCCTTTGTGGCCGCCGTCGCCGTTGCCGTCTTCTTCCACCGCTGGCGGATCTCCGGATCGGCGAAGGCCCAGAGGTCGTCCTTGATGTAGTATCCCGCATCGAGGTCCGCCAGTGTCCGCAACGCCTCCCACAGGAAGCCACGCCAGTCGATCGTCGCCTCGAGCGCCGCGTCGTGGTTCAGCTTGCCGACCTTGAAGGTGTCCACAAAGCGGGCCGTCAGGTGTATCACCTCGATAGACTGTTTCGGGTCGATCACCGGCTCGATCGAGCACCAGGTCCGCAGGCCGAGCTGTCTGGCCCAGTGGAGACCCATTATCCGGTCCGTGACCGATTCGGCCTTCGGCTCCCAGTCCTCGCGGACGCAGTCCTCCGCGAATACAAGAGTCGTGCCGAACTCGACGCCGTGGGCCTCGAAGAGGTCACCGTCGAGAATCATCGCCGCCCGGGGGTTCTTCGTCAGGATGCGGACCTTCCAGCCCGCCCGGCCGAGTATCTCGATCGCGGCCCTGGTGATGCGATGTTCTTTCTCGATCGCCTGGTACGGATCGCAGGTGAAGCACAGGAGGACGGGGTCGGCCGGTATGGGCCCGTCCCAGCGTTCGAGATCGTCTCGGAGGGTGTTCAATATGTTCGGCCGGGGCTTCGGGTCGTCCTGGAACTCGGCGCGCGACATTCTCAGGACGGACGGTGCGTAGCAGTAGCCACAGGCGTTCCCGCAGCCGCGGTACAGGTTGCAGGCAAGCGCCGCGTATTCGCGTGCCTTGCCCTTCGGCTCATAGATCGCTCTCATTTTTTCACCTTGTCCTTCGTGTCTTGGGTTTTGGCAACAGAGGAAGCTGAGGAAGCGGAGGACGGCCACGGCCCGTCTTTGGTTTTAACCAGGTTTCCGGCCGTCCTCTGCTTCCGTCTTCGCTTCACTTCGCCGTGACAAGTCCTCAGCTTCCTCTGTTGCTGAATCATCGCCCGCCCTCCTCGACGATCTCGACGATTTGGTACGAGTGTCGCCGCTTCCCGGTGCACCGGACGAATCGCGTCAAGGCGACCTTCCTCCGGCTGATCTGTGTCGTCGACGTGCCCTTGACCTCTATCATCGACCCGCAGTGCTTGCAGAGCGTCTTGCCGGCGATGTAGCCGCGGGCACCGCCCCGCTTCTTGGCGATCAGCCTCTTGGCCAGGTCGCGTTTCCGGCCGTCGGCCGGGAGGCCCTCGGCCCTCGAGATCGCCCGGAGCGACGCGACGCGGAGCTCTTTCACAGCGGCCTCCGTCAGGTCCGCCAGGGCCGGTGTGTCAATTCCGTTCGTTGTCATGTCGAGTCCTTTCTCAGCGGCGATTCTTAGCCACAGATTCACACGGATAAATCGGATTGATCTTTTGTAACGGCGGGCCGACGTGCCGTCGGCCGTTAAACGCCGTTGACGTTCACTTGCTGTTGGGAGTTCCTTGTTGGCTGTTGGGTGTTGTTCCGTTCATCGCCTGCAGGCGATTGATCTCGTCGGCCTGCCGGCAGTTCGTTTCGTCCAGCCGGGATATGGTCACCATATTCTCCGCCCACCACTCGGCCAGCTCCCGCTGCTCGGTGATCGTCAGGGGTTTGCCCGGGTCGGAGCGAAACTCCTCGATCCGATTCCAAAAGGCGTTTGAATCGTCGATCAGGTGGACGTCGGACGGGTTCGTCCCGCGAAATGCAGCGACCGCCGCGGCCAGGCGATCGTGGTTGTTGCAGGCCTCGACGATGAACTCGGCGTAGGCGTCCTGATATTCCATGTCCGGCCAGCCCGTCGAGATGAAGCAGACCGTCTGCCCGGCTCCGTTCAGGATTTGATGAGCCCCGCCCTCCCGCTGATCGTAATCGACGCGAAACGGCAGTTGGATCCCCGGGCCGGGCGGGCCCGGCATTTCCTCAATCGTCGGCTTGGTGTCGTCGTCGTTCATGTCGAATCCTTTCGCCGTCAACAAAAGTCGCTGAATCCGTGTTTATCCGCGTTCATCCGTTGCTAAGTCCGCCGTCGATAGCGGGTCATCACGCCCGCACGCCGCCGCGTGTCGGTCGGCGGGGCGTTGGGGTCCGCGATCAGCCGGGCGCCGGCGAAGTCGCCGGCGGCCGCGGCGTAGTTGAAACAGTCAAGGAGGTGATTCGCCCGCGAGCCCTTCTTGACCTTCCATGTAAAACCCTTCGCCCGGCCGCGGGCGTCGCGGACGGGTACCCGCTTCTCGGCGGTGAGCTGCGAGGCCAGGTCCTCGGTCGCATCGGCCGGAAGATGCAGGTAGCCCGGGCCCTCGGTCTGCGATGTCAGGAAACGGTGGAGGCGGTCCTTGTAGAGGTCGACATTAAGGTCGAATCTCTCCTCGATGGCGCCGGGTACCTTCGCCAGCGGCGTGCCCCTGGGCGGGCCGGCGACCCGGGCGCCGCGATAGGCCCGGCCCCTGACCGCCGGGTCGCCGCGGACGGGTACGATGTCGATCTCGGCCGCCGCCCGGCAGAAGTCGCGGACCGGCTCGGGCCGATAGGCGCAGTCGATCCCCGCCTTCCTGATCGGCATGGTCAGGACGCCCTTCGCCGCCTCCTTGCGATCGGCCGGCTGGACGGACATCGGCCAGCGGAAACGCAGGGCCTGGCGGACTACCTCGTAGTTCTCGACCTCCGAGGTGTCGCCCGTCTCGAGCCGCTCCCAGTCGACGATCCAACACTCGCTGAGAAAACCCCAGCCGACGACCAGGAGCCAGACGTGATCGAGCTGGACGTCGAGGCCGGCCGTCAGCATCACGACGCCGGGCGGTACGGTCCCCGAGCGGTACGTCCCGCAGCGGGTGTCCAGGATCGAGATGTCGACCTCGGCGTCCACCTCGGCCCACGGCTCGGCCAGTTGGCCGTTAATGAAGTTCTGAAGCGGCCCGATATCGCCCTTCCTGTAGGCGATCTGAGACTCGGCCCACGCGGCCGCCAACCGGTCGATCGTCATGAAGCTCGGATGAAGCATTCCCGCCCAGACGTGATACGACCTGTGCGTCGTCATCGGCTTCTCGGCATCGCCGAGGATCTTCCCGCCCGAATCGACGCTGCAGCCCGCCGGTGCCCAGACGCCGGCAGAGACGGCCGACCACCGCTGGGACTCGGTCCAGGGTTTTTCACAGTCTTTGACAGGACAGACGTATCTCGCGTGCCCGCCGGCCAGGTAGACCTCGGGGTCGAGAAAGTTCTTGCCCTCGCCGGCCGGGTCCTTGTCCATCCGGACGTTCGTCCAGACCATGACGTGACGGCCCTCGCAGTGGGGGCACCTGACCCACCACTGGCGGCGGTCGCCGGTGTTGTATTCCCGATCGTGCAGGTCGCCCTCGGCCACCGGCGTCGAGGTCACCAGGAGGGAGGCCTTCGAGAAAAAGGTCCGCTGCCTGTCCTTCGCCAGGGAGACCGGGTCGGCCTCCTCGCCGGACCGCGGCCGGAACTTCCCGACCTCGTCGAGTATCACGTTGCAGACCGGGTTGTCGGCCAGTGCCGCCGGCGATGAGGCCCACGCCAGAAAGAGGATCATGTTGTCCAGCTCGGTCTCCTTGCCGATGTTCAGTGCGTCCAGGTCGCCGTCGAGGTGTCTCAGGAGCGACGGGGTCGACTCGAACATCGGGCGGATCCGCGTGTTGACGCGGCGGGAGGCGTCGATGTCGCGGGGCATGACGACCAGCGTCGGGGCCGGCGACTCCGAGACGATCCAGCCGAGGAAGTTCAGGCCGGCCTCCGTCCCGCCGGACTGAAAACACTTGCGGAGCGTCACCTGGCGGATGCCGGGCGCCGAAAGGGAGTCCATCACCTCGACGAGAAAGGGGGTGTAGTCGTTCGACCACGAACCGGCGAGGTCCGAGGTCTTGGCAGACAATTTTCGATACTTCTCCGCCCACTCGGAGACGCTCAGGCGTGCCTCGCGGTCGAGTACCTCGACCTCCTCGATCTGGATCGGCAGGGGGGTCGGCAGTTTTTCCAACGCCTCGACCGCCTCGATCTCGAGCGTCGCGGTCGTCATGATCTGCCCTCCGTTTCAAATGGCAACGGGCGATGTGGAATCGGTTTCACGACCGGAGCCGACGGATCAAACAGTGGCTTTTCGGTATCTCGGACACGCGCCCGGGCAATTTCGCAGTATCGCTCGTTTATCTCAATCCCTATCCACCACCGCCCGAGCTTCTTGGCGGCTACGCAGGTTGTGCCGCTGCCACAGAAGGGGGCGAGGATGATGTCGCCAGGATTCGTTTTGTTCTGAATGAGCCATTCTATCGCCGCCAGCGGTTTCGGACTAGGATGATCCGGTTTGTCGCCCGCAACGACAAAATCAAAGGCGTCTTGTCCGCGAGGGCAGGCACCTCCCACAACTATCGGAATCCAATTCCCGAAACCGAGAGGTGAGTAGGTCATGCCGTTGCGGTTATGTGCCGCTATAATCCCTCGATATCGCCCGCCCATTGTGGCAACGCACTGCGGAATGGCCGCAGGGCCGGGCATCACGAAGACGCTGATTGCAAGCCGAAAGAATTCCTCCTCGCAACCGAAGGGGTAGCGATTGTCCCAAGCCGCCTTGCCTATTCCATACGGCGGGTCCGTCACCACTGCATCGACACACCCATCCGGCATTGCGGCCATCACTTCGAGGCAGTCGCCGCAGACGATGCAGCCGTCCGATTCGCCGGCCAGGACGGCGTCGATCTGTGCGACGGCACTTTTCGCAGTCATCTCACGGGCCCTCCCCTGTGTCGAGTATCTCCAGGAGCCGCCGAAAGAGCTTCTCGCCGGCCGGGGGCAGCCGGAGGAAGTCCGGGACGACTGTCATCTTCTTGCGGATGTCGGCCAGGGCGTCCTCGATGACCTCGCGGATCCGGTCGGGCGACTGGCCCTGGAGGATGACGGCCAGCTCCCCGGCCGTGTGCTTCGATGCGTCGATGAGTGCCTGGTGACGGGCGACGATCCCGGCGATCACCTCCGAGCGGGCCAGGAGCTCGGACCGCTGCGACCTCAGCTCCAGGGCCAGCTTCTCGGCCTTCGCCCGCTTGAGGGGGTCCGAGGCCGATAGCGACTTCGCCGACGGCGGGCCGGCCGACCGCTCGGCGATCCACTTCTCCCACCAGGCCAGGAGGACCGGCAGGTCGATCGTGCCGTCGGAGTTGCCCGGGGCGTCGTGTTTCGCCCGCCAGGCGTGGAGGGTCTGCCTCGACTTGCCCGTGGCGGTCGCGGCGTCGGCGACGGGGAGGCGGTGAAAGTTCGTCCGGGGCGCGGCGATCTGAGACCTCATCGACTCGATGACGTGATTCACCGCGGATGCCTTGCCGGCCATAGCCGCCTCGACGAGGCTCCGCCGGATCTCGATCGTCGCGGAGATCCTGGTCTGGTTCCAGACGTCGCGGAGCTCGGGGTCCCTGTCGAGCTCCGACTGGAAGCCCTCGGCCGTCAGCCCGAGCTCCTGGGCCGCCTCGTGGATCGCCGCCCCCGTCCCGGCCAGGTCCCGGACGTTGCGAAGGAAGCGGCCGCGGTCCCAGGCCGCCTGGAGGTGCTCGAAGCTCGCGAGGACTTCGACGAGGGGCTTCGCTCGCCGGCGGCGCTTGGAGTCGAGCAGCTCTTCGGCCGCCGCGAGGTCCTCGGCCTTCATCGCCAGGACGCGAATCGTCGCGGCGTTGTACGGGGCCCGCCGACGCTTGGGCTTCGCGGCCTTCCTGGTTTTCGAGCTCACGCCCCGGGCCTTCGACGATCCCGACTTCCGGGATTTCACTTTCGAGGCCTTCCCGACCTTGTTCTCGGCCGGTTTTCGGGCGGACTGTTTTCGCATAACTCATTATTCCGAGGTAAGTAAAGCGCCGATTTTTTTTTTGAAACACACTTTCCGGCCTCAATCTCAAAACT